AGGGTATCGCGCAAGCTCCGCCTCATGAGCGCGCAGCAGGTCGAAGTGCTCGCGAGGTACTACGGAGACATAGGTTCGAGCTGGGTGCTCAGCCCAGCCGGAAGGATCGGCGCGGTGTACCCGATGACGGCGCACGGTAAGGCGATGATCGCCGACTGGCTACGCACGAGGCCCGAGGCCGAGTCGTTCATCCGGCACGACGAGATCATTCGGACGGTGGCAGCGGTCAACAGGAGGGCCACAACGCCGGACGATCTCGTCCGGAGGAAACTACACAAGGCGGACGATGAAGCGAGGGAGCTGCTTGCGGACGCACAGAACAACTGGAAGGCGATACGATGACGAGTGAAGATAAAAGCGGTGATGAGTTCCGGATAGCGATGTCTGAGATAGCAAAACAAGTGAACGCGCTGGTCAAGCATGCGCACGACGCGGCCTATGCGGCCGGGTGGTACGGGTTCTGCGGGACAGACCTTCGGGCGGTCATGCGACAGTCAAAGCCGAACACTAACGAAGGCCGGCTCTCAGTCGCGCTCGCCGCCGAGAAGCTGGCCCTGATCCACTCCGAGATCAGCGAAGCGCTCGAAGGACTGCGACGGGGTAAACGCGATGACCACTTGCCGCAACGGCTATCGCTTGAGGTCGAGCTAGCGGACGCGATGATTCGAATCCTCGACCTTGCCGGGTGCCTAGAACTCGACCTCGGCGGGGCTATGGCGGAGAAGATGGCCTACAATGCCAAGCGAGCAGACCACAAGGCAGATGCCCGACAGGGCGAAGGCGGGAAGGTGTTCTGATGGATACAGTGATAGGGAATCTTAAAGCGGCACGGCTCGCCGAACGACCACGGAGCCCAGTTGAGTTTGCTCACTGGATAGGTGACCAGCTGAGCGAGGACTTCGAGGCCTGGCGACTGGGCGACTACGCCGAAGGCGGGAACGTGCTCTACTGCACTCGCAACGGGGTCACGTTCCGGGTCTCAGTCGAGCTGGCGGAGGAAAACGAGATGGGTGGATCGCATGACTAAGAAGCCGTTGCCCAAGGGGCTGATCTCAACAACGATGCTGGCGCAGTACATGGGCGGGGAATGGGACCCGGACCGGGTGCGGCGGATGTTCGTTCGGACCGGGATCGGGTTTCAGCTGAGGGACAAGACCGGGAGGCTTCGCGGGGGATGGTTCACCACGCGCTCGAGGATTCGGGACCTGTCCCTGGAGCTCTTCGAAGAGCTGAGCGAGGTGGAGTTTTGAGCACGCGGAAAGAGTTATTCATCGCGCTCCTTGGCCACGACGGGACCGAGTACGGTCGCGCGGCGGTCGGGACTTTGGTTCCGGATCAGGGTGACCTCGTGAACGCGGAGACGATCAGGTTCCCGCCGATGACTCACGAGCATGGGGTCGTGACGGGGTTCTTGGTTGGCCCCACCAACGGGCCACCACTGTTTAGCGGTGAGTTGACGTTCACGCGCGGCATAAGGGAGATCAGCGTAAACAGCAGAGGACTAGAGGTAGAACTGTGCCCGTATGCGCTGAGGATCGAAGCTGGCCTATTGCACGGATGGGTGGAACCTACGCCGATACAGAAACTGGAGCGCGACGGGAAAGTCGGCGTGGCGATCTCCAACGATTACGGCGGAAGCTGGAGCACCAGCTGGTTCGACGAAGGGCGCGAGCATCTTCGGGAAACGGTGTGCATGCGCGCTGACATCGTTCAGTCCGTCCTAGACGGCGACCGAGACGGGGCCAGGAAGCTCGCGGCGGAAGCGTGCGGAGGTGAGTTCGACGGGGATCCGACTCACTTGGTAGTGGTCTGGATACCCAAAGGGTCGGTGTTCGAGGTCGACGATTACGATGGGGTCGAGTCGATCCACATCATCGGGTCGAGGGAGTACATGACCGCGTGATACCAATGAGGTCACGGTGTCAAACAGTGCAGACAGTACCAAACAGTATCAAAGACTCCGAAAGTGAGCAGGTAGAGTAGAGAGGTCCGGGTCCGGTTGTTTTCCGGATCCGCGCGCAGTCGGCCAGCAACCGGGATGGTGTAGACCGGAAAACCAGGAAGGATAGAATGAGCGAAGAACAAGAGCCAGCCGCGACATACGAGGATCCAAGTAGCCTTGTTCCGTGGGGACGTAACCCAAAGTCTTACGATCAATCCGACATCAGAAAGACCATCCGATCGATCGAACGTTTTGGGTTCGGGTCGCCGATCATTGCCAGAACGAAAACCAGGGAAGTCATAGCCGGGCACAGAAGGCGACTTGCCGCGATTCAGATGGGACTAAGCAATGTACCGGTTAGGTTCATGGACCTGACAGAGGACGAGGCTCACAAGTTCTGTGTCGCAGACAACAAGATCGGAACCGACAAGAGGGTCAAGGACTCGGACTTGTCCAAGCTTCTGATCGAGTGGTCAGATGATGGTGACCTGGTTGCGCTTGGATTCAACGATGACGAGTTGACCAGGCTCATGGGCGAGTCGTACGAAAGCGAGGTCCAGGCGATAGATGTAAGCGAGACTAAGGCGCAATTCTATCTAGCTGTCAGCGGTCCTCTGTTGGTTCAGATTGACGCATTGGACGAGCTGCGCGCGGCTCTTTCTGGAATAGAAGGCCTTTCTATTCAGTGCACGGTGACAGGTGGATAACGCGCGAGGGGCCATGAAGGCCAAGGTGCAACTGCGTGAGAACGTGCTTAGCGAGGTTAAACCAGCACGAGTGTTTGACGCATTCGCGGGTCTCGGGAAGATGTTCGAGTCAGTGTGGTCTAGGGCGGATTCGTACCTAGGATGCGACAGTAGGGACTGGTTGCCTTCTGAGCCGCACCGACGCATGATATGCGACAACAGGATCGCGCTCAGGGCGCTTGACCTGAGCACATTCAACGTGTTCGACATAGACGCCTATGGCCAACCATGGGAGCAGATGCTAATCATTGCTCACAGGAGACGTTGGGCAACCGGTGAGGTGGGGGCAGTGGTGACAACCGATGGATCTACGCGCAAGAATGCATTCGGAGCGCCGTCTATAGCGACCAACCAACTGCTTGGAGTGAGCAATCTTCAGACGCCAAGAAACCACGCTAGCGCTGATAAGATAGCGGACATGTGCGCGGCCAAGTGGCTTGAGCTGTCAGGTGTGAGACAGCTCAAGCGATGGCAAGCAACGGGGCGAGGAAGCGGCATCGGTGGTCAAAAGATGACCTATACGGCTATCGTTTTCAGAGGTATCTGACGGTGAGCGTAGCCTTCTGGCATTGCCCCATGCACGGTTGGCATCTCATCCCATTCAGCACCGTCAAGCGACCGCCCTCCGCCCTTCGGGGTTGGTCCGCCCCACTGCTTCCACCAAAAAGCAACGCCACCAGCGGCGCACAAGTCCCTCAGATGCCGGGCCCACTGAATGCGGTCGGTGCGAGGTTTCCACGGGTACGGCCAAGTCGCGCGGTTAAAGTTTCGCTCGACCATGCTCCGCTTCTCCGAGACCTTCGGGTCGCTCAAGTGAGACCCGGATTCGCCGCCTCCAATCAGCCAATGGATCCCGTCAAGGCTAAGCCCATCAAGCTGTTCAAGCAGAGGCTCACAGCTCAGAAAGCGAACCTTGGCGTCTATCTGTCTAAGGATATCGACGCGGTCGAGAGTAGCCCTGACTCCAACGGTGACACCAAGCCAAACGCTATCAGGGACCTTGCGGGTCTGAAAATACCGAGCCGCTATCTCGGGGCGCTTGGTCAGCACCTGATATCGGTGGTGAGGCGAGTTCCGGATGGCCTCAAACATCTGATCCCGGTAGCTGTCTGGAATGTCGGCGTGGAACATATCGGTCATCGAATTTGTGAATATCAGCGCAGGCTTCTTGTGCGCCTTGAGTTCTCGCAGCTTGTGAGGGCGGATCGTGATGTCGAACCCGTCCGGAAAAGCCGCGGTGCCACGCTTGTTCTCTGCTATGGTATGCGCGTAGCAGTGCTTGCATTCGGCGCTTACTTTCGTGCAGCCGCTGGCAGCGTTCCAGGTAAGTTCGGTCCAGTTGATTTCGGTCTTGTTCATGTCGGTATAATAGGCGGCACCATGCCTATGCTCAAGGGCAAATCGTACTTAGTAGGCGGCTTTAGGCCTATTGGCTGAGCAGGAAAGAAAGGGTTTGACAATTGCCAGCTGACAAATTCACCGAAGAAACCCAGCGCGAGATCGTGACAGCCTTGCGGCTCTTCGCTACCTACGAGCAAGCGGCCGAGTTTGCTGGCATCACTGACCGATGCTTGCGCAACTGGCTGAAGAGCAAGGACCGAAAGTTCGCGGACTTCCAGGAGAAGGTTCGGCTTGCGAGGAGTCAGCCGCGCAACATGTTAGTTGGCTCGGTCATGAAGAGCGCGCAAGGCGGGGACTGGCGCGCTGCATCCTGGATGCTTGAGAGGCGTTTCCCGAAAGAGTTCGGTTACAAGGTCACTCAGGAGTTGAGTGGTCCCAACGGTGGCCCAATTCAAACCCAAGAGGCCGGCGTTGTGATCCTTCCACCGTTGGACGAAGAGCCAGAAGACGATGGGGGGTCCTAGCCGCAAAGTCATCTGGCAGCCTCACCCCGGGCCGCAGACAAGGTTCCTCGCTTCGTCCTGTTATGAGGTGATGTACGGCGGCCAGGCTGGAGGCGGCAAGAGCGACGCGCTTCTTGTTGGCCCACTCCGCTACGTGGGCCACCCAAGGTTCCGCGCGATCCTGTTCCGCAACACCTACGACGATGTCGTCAGGTCACTCGGTGAGCGCTCCGAACTGCTTTACCCGGTGGTATTCCCGGGAGCTCAGTACAACCGAGCCGAACATACCTGGACGTTTCCAAGCGGAGCCAAGGTATATCTGAGGTACCTTGCAAGCGACGCGGACGCGCTAGATCACAAGTCGCAGGAATATCAATACATCGGATTCGACGAACTCACGACGTTCACCCGCCATCAATACACGTACATGCTCAGCCGATTGCGATCGAGCCACGGCATTCCTGTTCAGGTTCGATCAGGCACCAACCCCGGGGACCGTGGGCATGCGTGGGTGTTTGAGCGGTTTGCGGCATGGCTGGACAAGGATCACGACAACCCGGCGAAGCCTGGAGAGGTACGATACTACGCTAGGGTCGGCGACAAGAACATCGAAGTTCCACGCGGAACACTAGGAGCCAGAGGCCGCACGTTCATCCGCGCCGCACTGAAGGACAACCCCTCACTTTCGGCTGACTATGGCTACCAGCTAGACGACCTCGACCCGGTAACGCGGGCTCAGCTCAAAGACGGTGACTGGCTAGTCAAGCCCGGGAAGGGCAAGTACTTCAAGCGCGATTGGGTCAAGGTCCTCTCGGAGAGGCCGCGCGACATCATTAGCACAGTTCGTTACTGGGACTTTGCTGGAACAGAAGCGAAGTCTGAGAAGCACGATCCGGACTGGACCGCTGGGGTTAAGATGTCGATATGCTCAAGCGGCATGATCTTGGTCGAGCATTGCGACCGCTACAGAGGAGAGCCGGCGGATGTCGAGGCTCGCACTCTTCAGTGTGCACAACTGGACGGCGCAGCGGTGCGCATCGGTCTAGAGCAAGACCCGGGTCAAGCGGGCAAGTTCCAGACTCGGCACTTCGTTCGCATGCTCATGGGATTCAACGCGAGCGCGTTGCTTCCAACAGGCGACAAGCTTCAGCGCTTCGGGCCGTTCTCAGCGCAAGCCGCAAACGGTAACGTTGCCGTCATGGCAGGTGACTGGTCTCAAGAGTGGATGTCGGAACTAGAACAGTTTCCCGAGGGCTCACACGATGACCAAGTCGACGCAACAAGCGGAGCGTTTCGGATGCTTCACGAAAACAGAAACAGCATGATGGATCTCCTGATGAAACGATCGAACCAATGACCACCACACACGACAGCTGGGTAAACCCAGTCACCGGAGTTGGAGGCGACTCGGACAAGTCGGCTAACTTCACATTCGTTGGTGGTGATGAGTGGTGTTGGGATTGGACGCGACTTGCGGATCTTTACGAGGCCGATGCAATCGCTGCGAAGATCGTTAACGCCGTTGTTGACGAGTCGTTCATGGCCGACTGGACCCTTGAGGTAGGCGCCGACTCTGACGCGGCACAAGCTTCGCGCGACTGGTTCGACGCTATCGGCGGGACTAAGGCAATCAAGCAAGCGCGCAAGTGGTCTCGGCTGTACGGCGGCGGAGCTGTCTACATCGGCAGCGATGACGGTTCGCAGACTGACCCGCTCACAATCGGCAAGGGTCGCATTCACTTTCTGACCGCGTACGAGGCATCGGAGCTGATCCCTTCGAGGTACTACAGCAACCCGCTGATGCCGAACTACGGGGCCCCAAGTCACTATCAGCTGATGCCAATGACTCGCGCATCGGTTCGCCCGATTGTTCACTAGTCGAGGCTTATTCTGTTCGACGGCGTGGACACGACGAAGATCAAGCGCGAGCAGCGGCAAGGCTGGGGCGGCTCGGTTCTGATCCGCCCGATGAAAGCGATCCAGCAATTCAACGCGACGTTTGCCACGGTGCAAGCGTTGCTCGCTGACTCATCGCAGAACGTGTACAAGTGGAAGGGCCTTGGCGATATGCTGATGGCTGGCCAGAACGATCTCATCGAGGCTCGCATGAAGGTCTTTGACCAAGTGCGATCAGCTATCAAGGCCATCGTGGTCGACGCCGACTCCGAGGACTTCGTGCGCTCGCAACTTCAGCTGGGCGGCATTGAAGGCATCATGGACAAGTTCATGTTGCGCGTTTCTGGCGCCGCCGACATGCCAGCAAGCAAGCTCTTCGGTGAGGCCGCGGCTGGACTCAATGCGACCGGTGAAGGCGACGCGAGGAACTGGCACGCCCAAGTCGCGGTCGAGCAGCGTGAGCAACTAGAGCCCGCAATGGATCGCGCTCTTCGCGTGATGTTCAACGCGCCGAACGGACCCACGGGAGGAACCGAGCCCGATAGCTGGGAAGTCAGTTGGCCGCCACTTTGGGCGCCTACCCCGAGCGAGGAGGCGGATATCGCAACGAAGAACGCTGCGACCGATCAAACCTACTTCGACATGGGGGCCTTGACCGCTCAGCAGATCGCCAAGGCTCGCTTCACCGCCGGAGGCGGTGAGCGCGTGGTGCTCACCGATGCGGAGATTGAGGCGATCTCGCCGGCCATGTTCGAAGTCCCAACGGATGGCGAGGAACTCGCGGTCGAGACGGAGGCACCGACGCAGACCAACGCGCTGGAGATAACTCCAAGCGACCTCGCGAAGATCGTCACCGTGAACGAGGCTCGGCGCGCAAGCGGGCTCTCGTTACTGGTCACCCCAGAAGGCGAGCCGGACCCAGATGGCGGACTTACTATCGAGGAATTCGCGGCCAAGCGAGCAACGGCTGCGGAGATCACTGGCGAGCAAGCTGGGACAGTGCAAGCCGTGGGTGCAGTGGCTACGGTCCTTCCGCCGGCGCCCGGCGGTCAACCGGTGAACCCGGTAGACACCGCCGACACTGACCAAGGGACGGACGCATCCGTTGAGGCTCTCGCGGCCAAGATGACTGAGTTCGCCGTCCAGCGTTGCGAGCATGGCGTGGTCAACCGGTGCGTGAAGTGTGGCATCGAACGAACAAGGGACTTTGCAATTGGCAACGATGGTCAACCGGTCAGGGACGCAGAGGGAAACATCCAGTGGTCGGTCCTCTGGAGGCCCATCGGAGCGAAAGCGCCAGCCGTTGGACCCGCGCAAGGTCAAGCCGAAACCCCTACGTGACCCGCACGGGATAGAGCGTGAGGCATCGGAGCTTGCGCGACGGGTGCACGCTCAGCTGGCGCGTAAAGCGGCCCAGACCTTATCGGACCGAACGAAAACGCTCACCGCCGACAGCATAGAAGAGACGGGATCAGAGTCCGACCTGATGACTCGGGTACTAGAGCCCCAGGTCAAGTTCGGCGAACCCGAAGCCGCGTCGCTGGTCGCCCGCGTGACAGCGCACAACACTCGCCAGATGGGTCAGTCCCTCGGGGTCAAGATCCCAGAGCTGAGCACGCGGCGGTCCCTTGCGCTTGCAAGGCAGACGGTAAAGACGATCCGCAGCATCGCGGGCATCGTCGCCCGGGCGCTTGCTCCTCTGATAGGGCGTTCTGTTCGCGAGGGTCTTCGTGGTGAGGCTTTCGCCGCCGAGGTGGCCAAGAGGCTCAAGGCCTCAGAGAAACAAGCCGAACGCATTGCAGTGGGCCAGGTCATCCGGGTCAACTCAACGGTCACTCAGGACCGCCACAAGCTGCTCGGCATTGTCGAGTACAAGTGGCGAGCCGTCCCAGACTCCAACACCCGCGACTGGCACCGAAAGCTTGACGGCACGGTGCAGCGCTACGACGCCCCGCCGTTAGGCGGAGGCGGAGGCCCCAAAGACCGTGGGCACCCTGGAAGCGCGGACGTGTGCCGGTGCCAGGCGATACCGGTCATTCCGAAGCGCAAGCGCTAAGACCCGCGGCTTTCTTGGCTGAGCCGGTAGCTGTTCTCGTTGGTCCGGCTCCAATCAACCAAGGCTTTATCCAGCGCGCGCGGGCGCGGCTGAAGGAGACCAAAAGAATGTCCAACGTCATCAAGCTCGAATTCGGCGGCAACGCAGTCCGCCACTCAGAAGACAAGTTCCTGTGCCTCACCGACATGTGGCGGGCAGCTGGGTCGGATCTGAGTAAGAAGCCTTCTGAATGGCTACGGTCGCAGCAAGGCCAGGAGTTCGCCGAGTTCGTAGCCGCGAATCTAGTAGTGGGTAATTCCCACGACATCATTCGAGCCGAAAGAGGCCGAAACGCAACGACCTGGGCTCACTGGCAACTCGCCATGGCCTACGCCAAGTACCTCAGTCCCGAGTTTCACGCGTGGTGCAACGACGTGGTTCGGGCTCACATGGCGGGGCAAACCCATGCCGGGGTTGACCATTCCGGTCTGCAACTAGCTATCCAGCGCGGGCTCGAAAAGGGCACCGAGCTGATGATCGCCAAGATCGAATCGTTCAGGGGTGACCTCGATGTCCTCAAGGTCGAGACCCGTGCACTGAGCAAGAGCGTCACCGAACTGAGCCAGTCGATCAATGTTCGGAAGGACTTCACGGCGCGTGTTCGCGGTGAGTTCATTCAGGTGGTTCGCGAGAAGTACGGCTGCGATTGCCCGGTGTGTCGGGACACTCGGATCGTGTCCGAAGGCCGCATCCTACGCGACGCGGCGGGCTCGCTTGGACAGTTCGACCACTGGAACAATGTGCGGTCTCAGAACCAGCGCGAAAACGGTTGGCTTATCTGCCGATTCTGCCACGCAAGAAAAGACCCCGCAGAATTCGAGCCGCACTTCCGAAGCTTCCAGCGGTACGCACGAAACGTCGCGGGCGCTGACCTTCAACTTGTCCTGGTGAAGTAACAACCATGCCCACAACCGCCGAAC